TCAATAGAGGAGGAAGAATAATGTCTAAATTAAAATGGTATTTAAACCAAAGAAAATACGATACTATAAAATATTTCACAAAGTTATTTAGTGATACAAGATACTTATTAAAGGAGGAAGAATAATGGCTATATGGATAGAGGGAACTCTTACTATAAATGGTAAAGAGTATCCATTCGCAGTTGATAATGATATTGATAGTGGATTTGACCACGATAATTACAGTAGTCAAGCATACAATATTGTTAATAGCTTGAATGGATTTGTTAACAAGTTAGAGGAGGAAGAATAATGTCTAAAGAATATTGGGTATACGAAACAACTACTTTAGCATATACAGTCAAAGCAGATAACGAAGAACAAGCTATTGATGTTATGGAAAATGAAAGAGATACCATAACAAAGGTAAGAGATGTTGATAGAGAAGTCTTTGCAGAGGAGAAAGAATAATGGACTACAAATGGTTTAGAGAGAAAGCCGTACCTGTTTTTAAGAACCAAAAACTTTTAGTTGCATGGTTGCTTAAAACAGCAAGAGATAGTGATGACAAAATGATTAGCACTAGCGAATTTGTATATGATTTTGGTATTCCAAGAATATCAGCAGTCATATTTAATTTAAGAGAAGATATGTGGGAGATAAAAACGATTAAGATTGGTAAAAAACATTACCATGAACTTGTTTACACTTATGATGAATTAAAAAAAGAGCTACGTGAAGAAAGGCAAGGATTAAGAGGAATGGAAATTAATTTTACAGCAGTAGATGAGGTAAATTATGGGAGATAAATGGACAAACGCTGTTTCTTCGTTACTCAATGAAGAACAACGATTGAAAGAGCAGACGGAAGTGTACATGAAAACAAGATATGTAACCATGAAAGAGATGAGCAAAGAGTTATCTATTATCAAGATTGCAAACTTGTTTGGTATATCAAGGCAAAGAGTGTACAAGATATTGGAGGAAAAAAATGCCTAATTTTAATTTAGATAATTACGAAACAGTAGAGGAAAGATTAATACGATATTGGAAAGACAATCCTAATGGAAAAATAGAAACCAATGTTGTACACATGACTGATGATGGTACTTGTGTAACTATAAAAGCAGAAGTGTTTGTAGATACTGAGCAAGGACTGACTTGTATGGCTACTGGCATAGCACAAGAAACTAAAGGACAAGGTGGCTTCGCTAACAAAGACGCATGGGTAGAGAACTGTGAAACAAGTGCGATAGGTAGAGCGTTAGCTAATTGGAACTATCAAGGTAACAAAGCACCAAGACCAAGTAGAGAGGAAATGTCTAAGGTTGGTAACAATAATGACAAAGTACAAGTTTCTAAAGTTGATATGCGAAAAACAGAAAACAAAATAACTGATGAACAAAAGAAAGTAATGGACAAAGTTGTTGATGAAATGGTTGCAGAGCCAAAAGCACAAAACGTAGCAGACCAATTAAAAGTAATCATGGTTGGTATGGTAAGTGATGAGAAAAAACTTGTCGAGTATCAAAAAGAAGCCTATGTTCAATGTGTAAGTGAGCATAAATTACCCGAAGAAGTAGAAGATTGGGACGACAAACAAATGAGTACATTTTTAGATGTGTTCGAAAAACTATCAGGCAATGCAGACAAATCAATAATTGAAGATGTGTTTGGTGAGGTTAAAGATAACACAAAGAATTGTCCCGAATGTGGTAAGTCCGAATACATAGAAGACAACAGAAAGAAAAAGAAAGACGACCCCGATAAATACGGCAAGATACCAAGTTGGAGTTGCAATAATTACAAAGAAAATGATGGTTGTGGATGGACTGGTTGGGGAGATACAGACTGTCCAAGTGAATGGTTGTAATGGACGATTTAGAGGGAGCAAACATTAATGTAGAGAAATTGGTCAATAGATTAAAGATAAGATTTCCCGATTATAACTTTGACCAAACTCCACAACATGATAGAAGATGTAAGAAAAGTGAGAATGGTGTATGTACAATACAAAAACACTTAACCTATTCTACAGATATGGAAGGCAATGACTTTTGTATAAAAAGAATAAAGTTAAGAGATGATAATAACCCTTACTTACATAAAGAGATAACTTGTAATGCAGTCATAAGGACTGCTAAAGAGAAAGAACTAACAATGAAAGGTGGTTTTTAATGAGTAAACCAAAACAAGCTAATGTATTTGCTGAAGAAAAAGAATTAAAAAAATGGGCTATTGAATTAGCTAATGCTTTAGGTGGACAACGTGTAGAAAAAACACCTATGTTGACGACTACAAAGTTAGACAAAGTAACAAAGTTAATTGATAGGTTTGTTATTGACCACAACGAAAACATGATTGCTATCATGTCACAAGACAATAAGAAAGAGGAAGAGTAATGTATAGACCTTTACCCGAATACCTTACTATAAAACCAAGTAAGATAGAAGGTTTGGGTCTCTTTACTTTAAAATATATACCTGCCTATAAAAAATTAGGTATGACACACGCACATTGGTTTGGTCAACCAAATAATTTATTAAGAACACCGTTAGGTGGATTTATTAACCATAGTGATACACCTAATTGTGAAATTATTGGTAAAATGACACGTTATTTATGTACTTTACATAATATAGATGAAGGTGTAGAACTAACTCTTAAATACAGCATGTATTCTGTCTAATTAATTAAAGTATAGATAGATTATCCCAACCTTTATTGTTCACAGTAAAAGTTAATACACCAGGATGAGACCAGTTACCTGTCCTGGCTGTAAAATCAATACTTTTATCTAAACTTGGTGACTGAAACCAAGTCCTATCTCCTTGCATTTTACTTCTAAAATGGTGATAGTGACCTGTTATCAAAATCTGTGCGTCTTTTGCAGGTAGAAAACCATACATTTGCCCTTTCCACCAACTCTCAATTTTAGCTTCTGCGTTTCCACCACCACCCGACATGTGTCCATGAGTCCAAGCACAGGGTATATTTTTTATGGTCATAATTTGATGAAATCCATCAGGTATTTCTACTGACACTGACTTGTATCTCTCTTTATTAGCAGACATAATCTCATCACATATTTGTAAGTGCATTGTATCTGAGTTATCTAAACGACTTGTAATGACTTTACCTTTACCATTTCTAGTCATTTCTCCATGATTTCCAGGAGCTCCTGCTAGTACAATCTTATCTGCAAGTGGTAAGAAAGTATCTACGGTTTTCATCATCATACTTCTTGCAAGTGCATATTGTTCAATCATAGACAAAGAAATATTAAAGGCTTGTGAGTCATAGAAGCCTTGACAATTTTCTGTAAGGTCACCTAATCCTATAATATAGATTTCATCTATCTGTACACCAATCTTACGTAAGTCTTTTATCCTCTGCACTGCATCTTGTAAAGCAACATCGTATCTATTTATAGTATTAGTTACTCCGTAATCGTCTTTTCCGAGTTGCCAATCTGCCATAAAAAAAAGGAAGGCTGTGTCGCCTCCCTTGTAAACCTTCTTAATTGGTGGTTTTTTAGCTGCTTTCTTGAAAAGTTCTTGAAAAAATAGGTCATGTCCTGGACTTTTTTCTCGTACAACGCCTTTAAACGCGTAAAATGTGGTAGTTTCGCCACCTTTTAGCTGAGTATTCCACGAAGAAGCCTTTACAGTTCCTATAATTTCGTACTTGTTAGGGTCAAAACCCCACTCTTTTAATATCTCGTCAAATTGATTTTCGTAATTTGGGTCTGTTCCAACGTGTGTGATTTCACCTTTACCAGTTATTTTGTCCATCTCTACACCAGGTTGCCACCCAGTCTTATAGAAATTATTACCTAACTGTTCAGATGTGTATTTCTTTTTCGGCATAATACCTCCTAGTCCTGTCAATATTAGTATACAGGATTTAAGAGGTATTTACACTATTTTGATATATTTTGTGAACTTCCACCAATTTGTTTTTTGGCGTAAGTTTTAATGACGGCAAGTGCTGCTGCACCACCTGATAGAGCTGCTAATTGTACAGCATTTGCGTCAATTCCTACTAAAGGTGCAATAGTTAAAGCACCAATAAAGGCTTCTACAAATGTCCACGCAACACGCTCTAACATGTCTTTAAGTTCTTCACTCATTTATAACTCCTATGTTATTAATCTACCTTTAATCATAGCATTAGTTTTAATGACATTTCCGTTAATCTCTTGGAGTTTGTCATAAACAGTTCCTGCTAATATTAAATGGTCTTTAGCTTTGTTATCTAAAGTTTTATTTTCTAACAAATCGTTTATAAGTATGTATTCGATAGTAACTTTTTTACCTTGTAGTAATTGATTAGCAACCTTTGCATACATTTTCTTGTACGCTACTGCACTTGAGCCGATAAACCCATCTTTAGAGACATCTAAGTCTTGCTGACTTTCTCCTACAATAAGACAACCACTAGTGTGTTCGTCTGTGTTACCTGTGTGTATAAGAATGTAAGTAAAATTAGGTACATTTTGTATATGCAACATTCCATAATGTGCGTTCTTGTACCTTTCTGTGTACTTAGCATGAAATCCACCAGTTTTTCTAAACTCTATGTTGTATTCACCTTCGGGTATGCAGGTCTCATGCATAACTTTGACTGCTTGGTACTGGTCTTCTAATGTATAACACTCAAAGATTCCATCAATAAACAGCAGACCATTGGTCGCATCTTTTCCTAGCTGAGTTCTAACTACTTGGAGTTTCATCTTTACTTTCCCATGCTTCATTGTCTGCAGTAGTTATATCATCTGATACGAACTTACCTTTTTCATCTCTTGCTCTGACTTCTCCATCTTTATTTGCATTAAGATATAGAGGTATATTTGCAGATAACCCTGTAACGATAGGTATTTCACCGTTTAACATTACTGTAGGTGTAAAGACTTTCTTACCATCTTTTTCTATTGTTAGTATCTCTTCAATTAAATACT